TGGGTACAAAAAGCTGCCATTGAACGGCGTCAATCATACGACGAAACTCAACAAGCCCGGCGCGAATAGATGAATAGTTGACCTGGCTCAAATCACCCGTGAGCAATTCATATGGCACCCGAAACCCTGCTGCCACGGTGTGTAAATTGGCCCGCTTATACTCGGCGTAACCACCAGTCGCTGCGGGTTGGTTAAACCGAATGTCCTTGCCGCCCCGGGCATAAGCGATCAGGCCCGGTTCAAACTGCTCAACCAGATTGCCGTCCGCGTCAACCACCGTTGGCGCAATGCCTTGTTGGCTCTCATCATCACCAAAGACAATGGCGGTGACGCAGGCTTCAGTTTTCTTGCGCACAATTTCAGCGACTTCGTAATCATCAAGATCACGTAACGTGCGAATAACGGGCGCACCCCAGGGAACACCCCGAACCTGTACCCGTTGTTTTTCATAAATGTGGGCGATGTCCCGGGCCGGGACAGGGTTGCTTTGAAGCCGTCCGTTTAATGTAGCAAAGGCATTGCCCGGATGTTCTGGAAACAGCCAATAGGATTGACGGTTGCCAATGGCATCAAACTCGACACCTTGAACGCTACGCCGATTGCCTGAGATAATTCCGTTGCGGCTGGCATCCAAAAAATCAGCTTCCAGAATTTGCAATTGTAGCGGTACTTCCAAACCATCAACCGGTCTGCGCATACGGCGGCGAACCATCACTTCTCCGCCTTCTACCATCTCCCGACAAATCAGGGTTTGCAGGCCATAAAAGTTTAACTGCCCATCGGCGTCACATTTGTGCGTCCATCGGCCCCAGAGTGCATTGATGGTCTTGTCCAGATCCTCATTGCCCGTTGCGGCGCGCGGCATAATACCAGCCCCGACAATATTATTGACCAACACGGAGACGGCTTTGGCCGCATGGGGGTTATTGCGAACAAGATCACGCATACGATCTCGCAAAAGAGCGCCCGACATGGCAACCTCAGTATCAGCCGAAGTCGCTGACGTGCGCCAACCGTCCGTGCGCCGTCCCTTCGATGCACCGTCATATCCCCGAGACAGGCCCCCTTGGGACAAGGTCTCAAAAGCCTGGCGGGCAAGCACACGCCGCGCCGCCATACCGGGAGCAACAGACGCCAGGGTCCGATCTAGCCAATTTGATTTCATTAAGTATTTCCTCGGCGAAAGCCTGCAAACCCGGCAATGGGAAGCGGACGGGACGTGCTGGACATTTCACGCTCAATGGTGCGGATGCGAGAAAGCAAATCGTCCGCCGAGCCATACTCAACGGACTTGCCGTCATAGCTCACACGCAAAGTGCCGCTGGCATAGGCACGCTTGAGAGCTGCCAGTTCGGCTTCAGTCCATTGTGTCATTGAGTGTTACCTTTAAACTAAAACCAGTTCCCACGTCGCCCGATCCAGTCCGATTGCCGCTTGGCCTTCGGTTCAGGAGCTGGCCTGGAGATTAGACCGGCGCTGTCAAAAGAGGCTTCGGCCCCCAGTTGTTCTTCCAGATCATCCCACTTGGCATCCGACCATCGGTCCGCTCCGGCAATCCACGCTGCCGCCCGGGCATAAACCCGGCAATCGAGCGCCTCATTGCGTTCTCGTAATTTCTGCCATTCAAGGCGCGGGAAACCACGTTTTGTTTTCACCGTCACCAATTGCTCGGCAACCAGCTGTTTGATCCACTCAGATTCAATCCAGCTTGGCAAATGAACGGAACCTTGCGGAAACTTCGCGCCGCCTGTCAATTCTTCATCGGTCGGACGGGCCAAGCCTAAAAACCGATAGGTCTCTGCCTTGAAGGTAGAAACTGCCACGGTCCAAAGACGCGCACCTCGGCGCAGGCGCTTTCCTGCATTCGAGCTATCCACATAGGTTGGCCCAGAGACCGGGCTTGAGCGATTAAATCCTTCAACGCCTTTAACCGGAGCCACCTGAGCAAAGCCTGCTTTGCGGGCCCAGCTGTAAACAGCCGGGGTTTCATAGCCCGTATCAATGGCCAGTTTAGCAATGCGAAGGGCGGCTCCTGTTTCATGAACCCAAGTGCGATCCAGTAATTTGTTAAGTTCATTCCAGGCATTGGCGTCTCCGGGACCGCCCTCAATGACTACATGATCAATCAACCAGCTTTCCAGTCCACGGCCCCAGGCCCAGACATCGATTTCAATTCGATCTTTTTGAACATCGGCACCGGCGGTTAAGAACAAGCCACCATTTGGCACCGTTCCGGTTTTCCACTGTGTGCGTCGATCATAAAGTCTCTGCCATTCCGGTGCTTCACCGGTTTCTGCCCATGTTTCTCCAAGGGAGGTGTTAACAAAAGTCTTCATGCCCTCGGCACCCTGAGCCTTGGCCGATAAGAATGAGCGCACCATTTCCTCCAGGCGGATCCACGGCGAATAAATCTCGTTCAGGTGAAACCCGGCAATTCCCGCAAAGGGCTTTTCCGCCCGCCATTCTCCCAATCGAACCGCCGACCACCGTTTTGGATCGCTCCAAACCACACCACAATGCTGGCAGGTGTAATGGGCAGACTCCGGTAAATGCTTGCCGGTTTTATCCTTGTCCCACTGAACTTGCTGCCAGCTTAATATCTGATGCTCACCACAATCAGGGCAAGGCACCCAGAAGCGCCGTTGATCACTGTCTTCCCAAGCAGCATCAATCCGACTCACCCCTTTAATGGTCGGGGTGGAGACCATAATGATCTTGCGGTTCCAAAAGGTGACCGTGCGTTTTTTGGCCAGATTGACCGGATCACCTTCAGCTCCGGCACTGGCCGGATAACGATCCACTTCATCAAACAGCAAAATCCGAATTGGCCGCATGGCCAGACCCGACGGTGCGTTAGAGCCAACCAGGGTCAGTTGACCACCGGTAAATTTCTTGTGCAGTATCTTATTGGATCCATCCCGCGATTTAGGGTTCGATAGTTTGCCCCGCAGGCGTTCCGTGTCTCTGACCATGGGCGCAAACCGATCCCTGGACCAGGATTCTGCATCTCGTTCCGTTGGCAACACCACCATGATAGGGGCCGGGTCCTGATCGATATGGTATCCAACCATGTTCAGGCCAATTTCACTCTTCCCCACCTGAGATGAGGACTTGATGACAACGGTTTCCACCGAGGCGTCAGACACCGCGTCCATAATACCGCGCTGATATTCTGCCCGGTCCGTATGCCATTGCCCAGGCTCTGAACAAGATTCCGAGCTGAGCTTACGGTAGCTATCCGCCCACTGACTGATCGTCAGGTTTGGTGGCGGTGCCGCCATCCGGCAGGCCGCCGTCACCACCTTCAGTAGTTCCGGTGCTCCCGTCAGAGCGAGGCGTGATTTCAATTTCCGTTTCGGCGATTTCCGTGAGGACTTCAAAGACCGCTTTTTTGATGACGTCTTTGGCTTGAGCGATGCTTGTCGTTTCATAAACCACCGGTGCTATTTTGTCGGGCAGCACCAGCAGTCGTGCCCGCATGAGCGCCACGATATCCGTCCATGCCCGTTTCACATCGGGAGCCGGTAACAATTCTCCCCGCATTTGTGAGGCTTCCATTTCGGCCAAATCCGCTTTGGCTTTAACCAGGCGGGCGCGCCCAGTGCCGTAATCAGCTGGGCCGACTTCACCCTTTAGGGAGAGCTCGCGCAGATAACGAATATAGCCGCGCACTGCGCCGACCATTTCGTAGCGACCGCGCGCAACCTTTGGAATGATGCCTTCAGCACTGAGTTGACGGACACGGCGTTCAGTGATGTCGAGCAACTTCGCTAGCACATCAGCGGATTGAGCGGTTTCAGCCATGTTGATCTAGGGGGTTTAAATTTTGATGATTCACGAAAGCTGATTGAGAGTGTTTCTAAGCTCTTTGATGGAGCCGCTCATTAACTCACTAGATGAAACCTGTGAAGCCATTGACCACGAAAGTGCCGCCACGGTAGCAATTAATACATGGTCACTTATAGAACTTTCAGATCTGCAAATTTTAGTGCGGAAGGTGCCCGGTTCTTCAGTCTCTTGGTCTGATTTTATATATAGAGCACGCCCAGAAAAGTTAGGATGGACAATTTCTGAGAGGACAACGTAGTGAGCTTCTATCCCTTCTGCCCCTTTCTTTTTATAAACTTTTTCAATGGATTGAATAGCTGACAATACGTTGTAGGCATTATGATCTGTTTCGTCGGAATCTTTACCTGATCCAAACGTTACTTTAATAACAAATTCTTCAATTTCTTGTCCGCCAACAATATCTTTATTGAAATTCACATCTCGAAGCTCACTAATTATCGCATACACTTTCCGTGCTGCATGTAAAAAAAATGCAGAATTTTCTAGTGTGGATCGTGAAAGGATTGCTGCTACACCTACCTCACTTCGATTGATTGCGTTTACGGTTGATCGGGCCAGGTCAGCAGCTCGCCAGCAGTTCATCACCATCAGCGCCTCAAGTTGACCAAGCAAATCAAGCCAATAAAGTTTGTTTATCTGAGATGCCGCGTCTTTAGGTTTTGATGTGGATATATCATTTGCGTACTTTTTAAATCCTTCATCAGATATTCTTACCCACTCATAATCAGAAGGAAACTTTTCTGCCAGCTCATTGAACTGCTGAATGCTGGAATTAACACACGAGGCATATTTGCTCTCGCCTCCATCTACTTTTCCCTTAGAGACGTCAGATATTTTCGGAACAAATACAACGGAATTCATATTATTTCACTTTTACATTTCTGTTTGAGCCAGTTTAGGTTCTCAAATTGATTTAGGCTTAATCGGATCAACTAATTCTTCACCGACATCTTCGCAAGCAGTCGATAAAATCAAGACACTACCATATGAACCAACATTTTTAAATTGGCCACTGAATCAATTCTACTTAGTTGATAGTGGACCCTATACGATTTGAACTTCACGCCCAAACCTTGCGGAATCGGATTTCTTCAAACACCCGGCGCAAAGTAAAGCTGCGCACAATTGAAATGCCGGTGAAGATAGCACCAATGGCAAAATTGTCAGAGAGGGACACGTCGAGCCCAAACATTGGGAAAACCAAAATTTGAGCCGATACGGCAACGCCATATCCAACGGCGACGTTGGTGAGTGATTC